ACGAAATCATATCAAATGCATTACGGTTCATTGATGAAATAAACAAAATCGATTTACCGGAAAGTCACGAGCTCAACAGATTGACATGGAAAGCATTCGGAAGAATAGAACAACAAATGTTGCGTAAAAGTATGTTGACATCAGTGGACATGAAACCAACCAATATGTCATATGTTTATTACACGCCTAATCTGAAAACAAATAATGTATATGTTATGTACAATAATGGAGCATACTTTTGGTTGACATTTGATATCAATGGACTAACGTATTCAGTGTCAAACACACAAGATGTGACATTAGGTCTTATAGATTTAAGTTGGCAATGGATGTTACCTATGAATGAATTTATGAAGACAAGGCGTCAAATTAAACAACCAGGTGACGCCATAATGGCATTTACAACAACAGATGAGAAAAACAAAGCGTTTGCAAAATGGCACAACGCTTGGAGTTCGTATCCCGTCAATGTTGATGCTGGCAAATTAATAATTACGGATTTTTCAAACAGAAATCATCACAACTACAAAGAAAGAGACGTTGTACTGAACAGAAACCGATTTAACATTTTTGTAGCAGGAGATCAACAACTAATTGATAATGGAGTATTGAATGAAGATTATACAATTATTGAAGAAGTTTGGAAATTGTTACAATATGACGGGCCGATAAGAATGACATATCATGATTGTGTCTGGTCATTGCAAAGCATAACTAGTTTGTACGACTTTGGCAACTATATCAACAACGTAAACAAACTAGACATCAACGGAATGGAAGAAACATTGCAAGGATGGTCTGAAACAAATTGGGTGTCAGTTGGTAATAACTTAAGACCACAAACTGCTGAAGAAAGTGAATTGCTGAAATTATTAAATATTAAAAATGTTGAAAAACCAACAATCGATGGTTTCGTTAAAAATTATGACACATTCACAAATTCAATCAAGTCAGCAGAATACATCCATAGCATTTTGCCAGACCTGTATATATTAAATGACCATCCCAAGCACGCTGACATAGAAATATCTTGTGTGTTGACAAACATTCATACCACAGCAAAACCATGGAAATCATACAAACATTATGATAAATGGTTAGATAGTGATGCTATGATCACTTTAACGTTCAGTCGTGTTGGCACCGGATACATGGATTATATCAACCAAGAAGTTGACGTAGTTACAGCAAACTTCAAAACGTTAGACGAACACAATACAATAGATGATTTAGCAACTGCAAAACATAAACCAAGAAGCGATGAAAATATTTTGACACCTGAAATTAAATCAATTTTAACTTCAATTGAAAGTTGTAATAACTTCGCTTTGTCAGAACCGTTCGTTTCAACTTCATTAAGTAACCAACCAGAGTATTTGCAACAAGACAACACACTGGTCGGTTTTGACGTATTGGGTGATGTTATTACTACGGACAAACCATTAAAAATAGCAGCTCCACATGTTATGAATTTTCATGATGACGAAACTGCTTTAGTCCCAGGAGTTATTAATTTGCCTAACAAAAATCTCAATTTTACGTGGAAAGATGAATTTGGTGGCCTCGTGGAGCAAAAGAAAACATTTTTAACACAATATCCAACTCACGCTCAACCAAATTGGATCAAACGACATGGTGCTGACTTGACAGCAGCAATGGATTTGTTTGGCAACATGTTAACTCTTAGACAAGTTGAACATGATCCACTAATTGACGCTCATGATTTCGCAAAAATCTATTTCAAGCCTGGTTCATTAAACGCATTGCCACAGGTTAGTTTAAACGCTAACGACATCAAAGAGTGGCTGTTAGAAAGACCTGATTCTGTGTCAATTTCTAAAGAGTTGTTACAAATATTTCAAGACGGTTTAGAATTTGCAGGCATGGACCAAGTTAACATACATAACAAAATGGAAAGCAGAATGAAAGATGCTACTAAAGAATTATCAAATTTGTTACAACCTGATGCTGACATTAGAATGCCAGATACAATTGATGAACAACGAGTGAGACAAATTGTGTGGCAACGCAAAGGCATTACATGCATATTCGCTAGTTTCTTTAAACAGATTAAAGAAAACTTAAAACGGTGTTTGATTGACAAAGTGCATTATGTTGATGGGTGGACACCTCAACAAATATCTGCACATTTAAACAAAATAACTATTATCAATAACGACGTTCAATTCGCAGAAGATGATTTGGAAAAACAAGATCGACAAACCGACCACACATTGATTAAAACAGAAATGGAGATATATAAATTGTTAGGTGGCAACAAAGACGTAGTAGACATGTGGCACACAGTACATTTTAAATGGAGAGCGAAAGGAGTTCACATTAAATTTCAAGGTGACGCAAGCAGACACACAGGTCAAGC